AACAAAACAAAGATTTGATATTGAAAGAGAATTAGGATATTTCCCTGAAAAATTTTTTGATGCCGAAGAAAGTATCAATCTTAACATTTATAAAAAAATAAGTAAAGTAATTCCAAATTTAAAAGTAATAGATATTCACGGTGAAGATTATAAAGGAGTACGTATCAATCGTGAATTAGATGAAGATATCATGAGATTTTTAGGATATTTCTCTGTAAATATGTATATAAATCGATGCAATGATAATATAGTGATAGGAATAGATGATAAAAAACCAGAATATGCGGAAAAATTTAAACAATATTTTTATAGATATTCGACATATGAATTAGAAAACAGAACTGTGTTTGTTTATATTGAACAACCGCAATTAAATAAAATTGTTCAATTTATGTTATTAAATGATTTTTCATTAAATAATACGAGATATAGAATGCCACAATGGGTTTTCACAGTTTCTTTAGAATTACGAGAGGCATATTTAAAAGGATTAATTGATTCAAGAATATGTCATAAAGAAGGAAGTATTTATATATTTCAAGCTAATGATTTTATGTTAGAAACATTAAAAGATTTTTTACTAGAAATGGGATATGATATCACAGTTACAAGTAATAAAATTGCAACTGAATTTAATAAACGTAGTATTTATGAAGATATCATTTCTATAAAACGTTTAGTTAAAAAACAAGAAATATATGATATTACAGTTTCGTCTGAACAACATAATTTTATAGCTAATGGTATTGTAGTTCATAATACAAGAGCTCCTGAAAAACGTGTTATCACTATACCTGTTGGTGATATACCAGCAGCAGAAGTTGATGAATATATGGTACAACAAGCAAGAAGATTTAAAAAGCGTAATTATATGGATCTTGGATTTAATGATGTAAGTTCTAGATGGAACCCAATGATAGCTCAAGATGATTATTTTCTTCCACAAAGACCGGATGGTGTTGGTCCAACGATTACTACATTAGCTGGGGCTGAAAATCTTGATAAAATAGAAGATATAGAATACTTTAAAAAGAAAATGATTTCAGCATTAAAGATTCCATTTAATCGAGTAGGAATTGGTGAACAACCAAATGATGCCCAACAATCATTATCACAAGTAGCACCTGAATTTGCGAAATCAGTTCAATGGATTCAAAGAGAAATTATTAGTGGGTTAAAAAAAATTGCTTTTGTGCATTTAGCTTTAAAAAGATTTAATGAAGATGAAATACGTAATTTCGATATAAATATGACAGCTTCATCTGCTATTGATGAATTATATCGAATAGAAACTTGGAGTAGTAGAGCTGGAGTAATAAGGGATTTGCTTGCATCTGGACTCCCAATGGAATATGTTTTTAAGAGATTTACTGATTTATCTGATGATGAAATAGAGAAGATAAAAAATCAACAACAACAACAGCAACAACAGCAACAAGGTGGAGGAGAAAATCTACTTGGAGCTATGGGGGAATCATTAGAAAAATTAAAATTTAAATTTTTAAATAGAGAAGAACCAGCAGAAATAAATACAGAAAATGATTATGAAAACTATGTTATAAATAATGAACTTGGTGATATACCAATCGATGATGAATCATTATTAACAGAAGATATAATCGATAAAGATGAAATTAATTATCTAAAGGAACAAGCTATAAAATATCTTGAAGAAGAATATCAAGAATATATTAAAGAATTAAAACAAGATTATTATTATAATGTTCTTCATCAAAATAATGATGATGAAGATGAAATCACAGAAAAAGATATACCAGTATAATTATCAATCAAATTTATTCAAAATAGGAGAATTTGGATGGATAATAACATAAGTGTTAAAAAGTTCATTAAAATGATTAATAGTGGCTCTCATACCATTTTCAGAAATTTACAAAGAAAGATCAAGAAAATTGGTGAAGAAAGTGGCAAAAATTTTAGATTAATTACTTCTAATAACAACGAAGTATTATTTGAAGATATTGATGAGAATATATATTATAATGGGAAACTATATAAATCAAATGATAATATTCTTGAGATTAAAGATATTGTTAAATTGAATATTTACGATGAAGATAGATCAGGAACATTAAATGAATCGTATAAAGAACTGGTTAATGCTCTATCTAAAGATGATATGAAATTAGCAAATAAATCTTTTAATAAACTAAAAGCATTACGTTTCCGTGATAAAATTGTTCCAGATCACGGAAATATAGTTTGTAAAGATGATGAATTATATAAAATAGTAATCAAAAATGATGAATCTATCGAATCTATGCAATTAGCAGAATCTATTCATAAAATTTTATCAGATAAAATTATTAAAGATGAAAATGGTAATATAACTGAAGTTATGTTATCCGAAAGTAAATTATTAAAAGAAGCTAAGAAATCTTTAAACCCTAAATCATTATTGTATACAAAAATCGCATTAGAGAGAGAAAGATTAAAAAAATATTATTTATCTGAAGATTTTATAAATCTAACAATAAAATTAGCTCAAATGGTAAATGATGATAAATTGGAACAGGCTATTGTAGAATCATCTGGATATGTTTATAAAGAGCAAACATTAACACTATTAACAGAACAAGAATTAACTGATTTAATTGGTTATGCTCTGGCAACAAAAGGAATCTTTAACTATAAAATTGCTAAACATGTTTGTCAAATATTATATGAAAGTGCCTTGCAGGTTAATCGATCTGATTTGATAGAATTCTGGAATACAAATAATAAAATTCTCAATGAAGAAAAGATCTCTTTATTGGTAAAAAGTTTAATGAATAAAAATATCGATGCCTATTATACATTAATTGAAGATATTACTTCTCCAGATGCTACAGTTAATGCTATGACATTATTTGTTAATTCTTTAGCTAATTTATTTAATTCTACTAAAGTATCTGATGCTGTTGGTGGAACAAATATTGATGAAATTAGGACTGAATTAAATCGAATAAATGACGAATTACAAAAAGATGACGAAATATCTGATGCAACGATTGTTAAAATCAATGATATTTTTTCAATGATTTCTCCCGATCTTATGAATGCGTTTAAAGATATCACTAGTTTTGATGAGCAAGAACAGCAAGCTCCTGAGCAAGAACAAAGTGGTGAAACGCAAGCTACTGAAATTCCCGTATCATCTGAACTTGGTGGAGGAGGATTGGAAGGATTAGGCGGAGGTACATCTAGTCTAAACCAAACGGGTGGTGGTCTAGAAGGTATAGAAACTCCTCCAGAAGAAGAGGAAACACCTGAAATCGGTGGATTACCTAAACCTAATGAAGAAGAAGAAAAAGCCAAAAAAGAAAGTATAGAAAGATTACAATCTGTTTTAGAAGATATAAAGAAAGAAACATATCTTGGTAATTTAGAAGAAGATATCCATAAATTAATTGAAGAGTCGATTGAATTAGGACCTTCAGGTTTAGAATTATTAAATGAATTTACTGATATACGTCGTCAAATTATAAATGAAAATGATTATGATGTTGTTATCAATGATGATGATTTAGATATAACAGATATTACGGAGATATAAAATGGATATGTCATCATTATTAATAGATAGTTATGATTTTAAACCTATTGAACAACCACGTCGATTAATGTTGGTTGAAGAATCTACTAATAAAAAACAAAAAGTACTTCGGTTAAAAGGGTTGTTTCAAAAAGCTGGTGATGTAAATGAGAATAATCGAATTTATCCTATCGATATATTAGAAGAAGCTATTAATCAGATAATGGATAAAATAAAACAAAGACGTGTAGTTGGAGAACTTGATCATCCTCCTGATGCAAAAATTCATCTTGATAGAGTTTCACATTTAATAACAGATGTCTGGGTCGAAGGTGATGATATTTTTGGTGAATTAGAAGTTTTGAGTAAAACAGAAAAAGGCAAAATCTTACAAGGACTAATTGAAAGTGGAGTACAATTAGGAATTTCTTCACGTGGTATAGGAGATGTCACTGTTGTAGAAAAAAATGGAGAAAAATATTATAAAGTTCTTCCTGGTTATCAATTAATCACTTGGGATATTGTCGCAGAACCTTCTGTCAAAGATGCTTATTTAGCACTTGCCGAATCAAGAAACAGGATGGTAAAATCATATACACCAATTCAAGATAAATTAATTAATAAAATTAAAAATTTTTTTCAAATATAACATAAATTATTCAAGAAGGATACAAAGATGAAAAATCTCGATGAAATGAAAGAATTATTTAAAGCAGTTGGTTTATCTAATGAAGCGGCTGATGAAATATGCGTAATTCTTGAGGAGTATAGTAAAGGTGTACAAACTAAATATGAAGAATTATATAATAAAAAATTACAAAGTATGAAAGATATCCTAATCGAAGATTATGAGAATGAAAAAGAAAAATTAGCTAAAAAAACAAGATTATTTATCGAATCTAAGATGGATGAAATAGAGAGATTTCAAAAGAAAAATAGTAATGAATTAAATTCTAAAGCTCACCAGAAGCTTCTCAAAATTATGGAATTGGTTGAAGATATTCAACTTGATGAAAATCATCTTGTTGATGTTGGAAAGATTAAAGAAGAAAATGAAAAACTTAAAAAACTTAATGAAAATCTTCAAAAAGAACAAAAAAACATGCTCAAGAAATTTAATGAAGCGGTTGATATAGCAGATAAATTATTGAGGGAAAATGCTAAATTATTAGCTGAACAAAATGATAAAACACAACCAGAAAAACCAGTTGAAAAACCAATTGAAGAATCTAAAAAAGATAAAAAAGATTTAGTTAAGAAAAGAATAGCTGAGATAAAACAGAAAAGAAAAAAGAAGAAACTAGAAGAATCTAAAAAATCAAAAGAACCTCAAAAGGTTCAACAAGATAAAAAAGAACACTCAGAATCGATTGCAGACTGGATCACCGAAGGAATCCAACAATCAGAATTGGAACTCCAAAATCGGCGAAAAACCACAAAATCGAAGAGTGTATTAACGGAATCTAAAAAATCCAAACCAGAATCGCGCCGAAAGATTAAAAAATCTAAGCCGGCTATCGATTTTATTTCACAAATCCAGAACGATATCGAGCGTATAGCTCAACAAATTGAAAATGATTAACAAGGAGAAAATAGATATGAATAAAAATGATATTCAAAAAATGGCTAAAACCAAAAGCCTCGTCAAAAAATGGGAACCTGTCTTAAAAAAGATGCCCGAAATTCCGAGGAATAAGATCCCTAATATGGCGGTGTTACTCGAGAATCAATTAAAATATATGAATGATCCGAAATCTTTTGGGGGTGGTCGTCTTTTAACAGAAGATGCAGTTTCTACCGGTGATATTGCTGATTTCACAAGGTTTGCACTGCCACTTATCAGGAAATCTTATGCAAGATTAATTGCTGATGAGATTGTTGGTGTACAACCGCTTAGCCAGCCTGCTTCACTCGTATTTTATGTACGATATAGGTATGGCACTAACAAAGGTCAAACAATTGCCGGTACACAAATTATGCGTCAAAATACCGCTCAACAATTTGCTCGTCAAAATGGTTGGGCAATTGATCCTTATTATTCCTCGCAGATGGTTAAAGATGAAGATTTAACTATTTCTACGAGTGGTGCAGTTGTTACAGGTACACTTCAACACCGTCCAGTTCTTGCCGGTAGTGTTGTGGTAAACATCTATGATTCCGATGATGATGATTGTGAATATCCAGAACCGATCGTTCAAGTCACATTTGATGCAACTGGTACCGTTGATGGTATTTATTATGCTAATCCCACCAATTATACTGTTGATACTACCGGTAATAATACCAAATTTGATCATTCAACCGGGGCTGTTCAAGTAACATTCAGTTCTGGTAATGTTTCTGGTAAAATTGCAAGAGTTGATTACGAGTACGATCTCGAAAATAATCCTTTCCAACCAGAAATCAAATTAAGTATCGATAGTGATACAGTTGTTGCCCAAACACGAAAGCTCAAAACAGCTTGGTCGCTTGAAGCAGCTCAAGATATGAAAGCAGTTCATAACCTTGATGCTGAAAGTATGCTAATTGATCTTCTTGCAGATGAAATGGTTGCTGAAATCGACAGAGAGATCTTAAATAGTCTCATTATTTCGGCAGCTATTAGAAGTACTCATAATTTCTCAACTGCTGCTGGTGCTTCGGTCAATTATACTGATCGAAACATAGCGCTGCTATATCGCGAAGTTGTTAATTTTATTTATAAATATACCTTGATGGGTGCAGCCAATTGGATCGTTACTTCACCTGACATCTCTTCGAAATTGGAACAAGTTAATGATTTCAGGGCAAGCGATGTACTAGAAGAAGGACAATTTGATCTTGGAATTCAGAATGCTGGTACAATTCAAGGTCGAATTAAAGTTTACAAAGATCCTCTTTTCCCGCAATGTAAGGTGCTTTTGGGATACAAGGGAGATACGGCTCAAAAAACTGGTTTCATCTATGCTCCTTATATTCCTCTTCTTGCAACTCCAACCATTATGGATCCGACAGCTTTCACACCAACTGCTGGTCTCATGAGCAGGTATGGTTTGAAGCTTTTGGAGGACGGATCGTTGTTTTATGGTACTATCAGCGTTACGTCGCTGTGATTCCTTTTTCTTCTTGATTTCAAAGCCCACTAACGTGGGCTTTTTTCATATATTTTGTATTATTTTGTATTATTGAGCCATATTAAGAAAAATTATTTTATATAATTGAACTATGTATTTAAAAATAAAAAATTCATATGGAATTAGATCGAGACCAATTATTTGATTATTACGTTAATCAGCATCTAAGTATTAGGGCATTAGGAAGATTATATAAATGTAGGACAAAAGTTATAAAAGATGCATTAAAACAATTTGGTATACAATTAAGGACAATTACAAAAGTGAAAGATCAAGAAATTATAAAATTATATGAAAAGTATAAAAATGTTAAAAAAGTATCTTTAGAGTTAAATTGTTCTATTAGTAAAATTTATAATGTTTTACATAAATACGGATATAATTTTGATAAAAAAGATAATATAGATAGAGATAAAATTATCAAATTATATAAAGATGGTTTAAGCTCTCGTAAGATATCTAATAAATTGGGAATCTCTGAATATAAAATTCTAAAAATAGTAAAACAAGCTGGGATATTACGTAAACAAAGTCAAATTAAATATCCCCAATTACAAGATAAACAATACTTATCATCTCTGGTAGAATCTGGAAAAACGATTAGAGAGATTTGTAGTATTATCGGATGCGGAAGAGGAACACTACAATCGGCTTTAAGAAAATTCAATATAAGGTATAGTGAAGATCACCGTAAAAAATCATCAAAACCAATAAATGCTAATCAAAATATTTTGGATAATAAAGAATTATTAAAGGAATATGTAGAAAAATTCCCGACATTAGCCGAATTATCTAGGCAATTATCCAGACATACAAATACAATTAAGAGATATTTAATAAAATATGATCTAATGTATATAATAGAAAATTATAAAAAAGTTGATATTTCAAAAGAAGAATTATATAAATTGTATATTATAGATGGTTTATCAACAAATAAAATAGCTGATAAATTTAATTGTTACGCCCAAGATATATCTAAATTATTAAAGGAATATAATATAC